CAATTAACCACCTCACGCACCGAATCGTTGTTCATAGTCCGATGGAACATCAATAACAATCATGTTAGTTGAAGGTTTCGCAACTCGACCTACTACAACAACCCTGCGTGTGGCGAGAATCCTATCGGTCATCTCGCTTGCTGGTAGCCAATAAAGAGCCTTTCGTGGTGCATTTAGTAAAGAAAGTGGGTGGTCTGCGTATTTTCCACCGGCATTTCGGTGAATCCTTACCATATAACCCAATTCGTTTTCTTTCCAATGACGCAATCGGTGTTCCATATCTGCCGCTTCGCCGGATTCGGGCAAAGGAATGCCCTTATCTTTCAAAGCAGAAGCCATAGCCGCCTTAGTAGGACCCTTTGGGGCCGCTTTTGGAGCGGCCTTTTTGGGTGCTGCCTTCTTTGCAGAAGTCTTCTTAGTAGTTGCCTTCTTTTTTTCCGGCATCTAATCACCAATCAGGAGCGGACTCCGGTTAGTTTGAAGATGCGATGAGTCTTGTTAGCACTTGCACCATCTTGGTGTTCGTGGATAACGCTACCCATGTAGCCGGTTAGAAGCCAATCATAACCAACGCCCGGTAGGCGAGTTAGTTCGGTTTCTTGGAATCCCGGTCCGTTGTAGGTAAAGAACTCAGCAGTTTCTGCGCCCGGAACCATCATCAAAGCATCATTTCCGATTGCACCGGATGAGCCGTAGTCGCGGGTGTAGTAAATTCTGAGGTTAGCAATTCTCGCCAAGTGGTCGCCCAATGACTCAACTACGTTTCCGTAAAGGGTTGTGTTGAGGATAGCAGACCTCTTGTCGGCAGGTAGGACAAGAGCCAATGGCTCGTTTCCGCTTACCTTTGCGTTAGCGAAAATATCATCCATCATACCCAAGATGTCGCCTTCTTCATCAGCGGAACCGCTACCGAATACTGCGGTTGCGGCTGTGCTGTTATCTGCACCTGCATATAGTGTTGTTAGAATGTGGTTGTCTATTGTGTCTGCGCGTGCGCGAACAATTCCCAACTGTTGTCGGTCAATGTTCTCAAAGGACTCTCCTCGTAGCCTTACAGCGTCAAGGAATGTAACGCGGCCCTGTCCCTTCTCCAACTTGGTGCTGTAGTTTTGTGTTCCAATGTTGGTCGGGTCGGTTAGCGCGACATCATCCAATGGGTAGGCGAATGTTCCGATAACACCGGTATACCATGTGAATGATAGCCAGCCAACTGAGCGGACACCTACAAGGTCTGTTGCGATTGCGATTGTGTTAGATTGTAGTTGGATAAAGTCGCGGAGAGTTTGCTCAAGGACTGCATCGCCCGGAGCAAAAGGTCCTTCTGCGGCTTCCACGTTTAGTATTTGTTCTAATGTCTGATTCATTTTATTCAACTCCTTTTTTCTCCTTATATTCAAGCCCACACAGGGATGAAATCTCCCGCCGTAATGGCTGACTCATCACCACAGTAGTAGCCTACGAGAACTGCGGAGTTGGATGCGTCATCATCCACACAGCCGTTCTCATCAGCAGTCTGTGATACATAGATTGAAAGTCCGAACTTAGGCGATGCAATATCGTTAGCAGCCTTTAGGTAGCAAAGTCCGCTTAGGGGAAGGATAGAGGCTGTTCCGGTTCCGGCTGCCTCAAGTGCTTGGTCTTCTCCTCTTGAGGATTCTGCGGCTGTATAACCAATTGGTGTATCGGTTACGCTTGCAGTCATCAAAAGTCCGCTTCCGTCATACTTTACAAGAAGTCCGCGAGAAGCGAAGGTTTCTTGAATGTCTGGTGCGTGTCGTGGGTCTTCTTTTAATACCATCTTAAATCATCTCCTTTCTTGATTCGTAACTGATTGCGGCCATTCTTGCCTTCTCGTCAGTTGCGAGTGTTTGGTTCCATGCTGATGCCCATGCGTTCCATGCCTTTGCATAAACGCGCTCATCGTTGCTAACCATCCTACCGTTTAGGTAGTTGGCTACAGTTGGGACACTTTCTGATGCAACAGCGGAAGCCTCAACAGGCTTCTCGACTGACTCAACAGGAGTCATCTCAACAGGGGAAGGCTCCGGGTGGGAACTTTCCCACGATGCAATCAAGGTTTCAAGAGTTTCTGACTTTAGGTCATCGTGGCCGGACATACCGAGTTCGGTTGCCTTGTTCACAAGGGCCATTCTTTCGTCTTCAACTCTTTGTGCCTCAACTGCTTCGTATTCAGCAATTCGGCTTGTAGCCAAAACAAGGTCAGCCTTTAGCGACTCCATCTCGGCCTCATAATCAATTTCATTTGTTTCTTCGGTCATAGCAATCACCGTTGGTTGGTTCTCCTCAGATACAGACTGACTTATAATACTTTCTTCTTCTGCAATACTTGGGAGTTTAACTTGCTTTTTTGTCGCTCTTTCGACATTAGCCCTCTCATACGCCGGTTTTCGCACTAAAGCGAGGTGGTCGAAGGTGAAATCTTCACCAAAGATAAGACCGTTCTCGTCTGCTTCAACAGGCACGCCGGACCCACCAATACTTACGCCGTAGCCATCTCGCATCCACAGTCCTTCGTCAAATGTTCCAAAGAGTTCTTCGCGTGTAACATGGGCTACATATCTAACTTCGTAGCCGTCATCAGTAGTGAAGAATGTAGCACCAACAATATATCCTACTGTTGCTTCTTCCATTCCGCCATCCATGTTTCGTGTAAAACCTGCGCCGTGTTCATCCGCTTTCGGGTGAAGAAGTGTAAGGTCTGCTCCTTTCATCTGTTCTGCGACAGCCTTTGCGCCCTGTGGAGTCAAAGACCATTTGTTCTTATTCATGCCTTCGTGGAATGCAATACCGCTAATCTCAATAACAGTCTTACCTGTTTCTGCAACGACAACGGCTTTACTTTCTTCGATGTCTAAATCAAGAGTTACAGATACCATTCGACACTTACCATCTCTATATTCTTGGCCGGGAGGGCAAGAATGATACGAGGCTTCGGCTTTGCATGACTGTGCTTCACCGCACGCATCTTGAGTCATGCAGGTCGCGCATACATCGTATGCGGCTTCGGCTTTTTGCTGAATAGGAATGCAATTAGGAACTTTACGGCCATTCTTCATTTTCATGCCGTATTGCTCGTAGCCTTCTGTGCATGGGTCGTCTGCACTTTTTGCTTCAACAGATTCGTCAGCGCAACCACAACCACAGCCGCAACCCTCAGATGCGGTATGACTATCGTTTTGGTCGAACCATCTTTGGAATGTTTCTTCATTGGGACCCGGAAAATACATAGGAGTTCCGTCAGCCATTTGGTCGCTGTGTATTTCGCCCTCAAAGCCAATCTCCATAGATTTCTGCCTTGCGCCTTCGGGTGTTGAGAAGATATAGTCTTCCATACCGGCTTCGACTTTTTTACCACCGCGCCATTGTCTGCAAGACCAATAACGAGCCTTCCACTTTGGGCCGGGATTGTCGCAGTTATGCCTACTTCGGAAGTTTCTTCTCCTTTCGGGGTCATCTCTTTTGATTTCCATGTTAGGGTCGCCGAACCTTACAAGAACGACATTACCCTTTTCGTTCTTAGTATATACACCAAACTTCTTAGGACCGCCCTGTGTTCGGAACGGTTTGTTAAGAGTTACTTTGCGACCTTGATACTCAGCGGCGGCAACATCAACATCGCCCCAATCTTCGTAGGCTACTTCTGCTCCACAGCAACCGCAACCGCAGTCTTCGGATGCCTTTTTCTTTTCTTCGTGGTGATAACCTTCAACTTCAAAGTCATGTCCTTCATGTGCGGCCATGCACTCGTCTTCGCTGTAACCCATTTCCATACATCGGCTCATAAACGCCTCATGGCTTTCACCGTCATTTGGTGTTGGAGCCGCCGCTTCTGCGGCTTCGGCGTAATTATTACAGACAGCGTATCGTTGTTCATTATCTGGAAACTCATCAACCATCTTTGAATCACCCATACATCTCGATAAGAAATCCTCTCTCGACTCATCCTTTTGTCGAGTAGGCATATATGCCGGAGTTATGGGGTGTCTTATTAAGATTCATCTTCAAACAGTTCATCTATGAAATCTATGAACTTTTTAGTTTTGCTAAAAGTTCTTTCACCAACCGCGCCTCTTGAGGCAACGCTCGACATAGTATGAGATGAGTCCAAAGAAGCCGAGAAATATGAGGAGTTCATACATCACTTACCGCCTGTAATTTGGAATGCTTCCATGTCGAGGCTGTGTTGCTTCTGCATTTTTTCTAAGTCAAGGTCATGCTTTAACTTCAATTCTTCAAGCATTCGTGTGTGTGCTTCGACTGCTTCGGCAGAAGTTACATCACTTGCGAGTTGGTCGGGCAAAATGTTAATCTTAGCACCTTCTTTGCTCTTGAATAGGTCAAGAACAGACGTAATAATTAGTAGTGCTGGACCGCCGAGAAGTCCGATAACTGTTAGTTGTGAGTCTGTGATGTCGCGCTCCTCAACGATAGAGAAATACGAAGCAGTAGCGGCTATCATAACCCACATGATAACAACCATAAAACCAAATGCGAGCATAAGATGTTCGTTAGGGTTGCTCATTTTCATTCGCTTCATGCCCCCTTCATCTTTTGGTTGATTTATCATTATTGTGCCTAAACACGCAAGAATTATGAGTATGGGACTAATCCACAACATCTGATGCGCCATCCTGTGAGTTTTCACGCGGCAGTTCACCTGTGTTAGAGCCTTGTCTTAACCTTTCATCGCCTTCTCGACCTGCTGTTGGTAGGTTTAGCATCTCAAGAGTTTGGTTAAGTGTAAGAACTCCCGCGCCATAGCCCATAGTGGCGCGTTGCATTACATTTAGCGGTGTTTCGCTATCCATAGCCTCAAAGGAAATTGTCGGTAGGTCTTGCTTGCGGTATTCAATACCGAGAAGGTCAAGATGTATCATAAACATACGAGTTGCAGACTCAGAAATAATACGGTGCATCCTTGAGATTGCTTGCACGGCCCATAGGTTCGCGTTGTATGTTGCGGCAAAAGTTGAACCTCGCTCTTGACCTGCGGCAACTCTCGGCACTTGAAGAACAGCGGCAATATCGCTGTTAATCGTGTCGAGGAAGTCGGTATTGTTAGGCACGCTGTTTCCGACATCAACATGATGTAGTTCGACATAGTGCGGTAGCACAGGGATTTGGTCGCCACGCAGACCTTCAAACAGCGAGATGACCTCATCCATAATGTGCTGTAAGCGTTGGTTTTGCTCGGCAGGGTCTTGAATATGCTCGATAGCAGATTTGTCTATTGTGATAAACTGCTTAGTCATTGAGTCCTCAAGACTAATGCGGTTATTCATGCTGTTATACTTCATGCGTATTGGTTGCTTAAGTGAAGTAAATCGGGATGCACCCCAAACACCATAGGTCTTACGGCCTTTGTTGTCGGTGAACCAATTACTTCGGTAGTCAATTCGT